ATTCTAAAGCTGTTCCACCAGAATTTACTACTAATGCTTTTCCTGCTGAACCTAATGCAGGTACATCATTAGCATCTGTAATACTAAAGTTTGCTAGTGTGAAAGTTCCGTATGCTATTAATTCTAATGTGTCATTAACTGTAGCACCAGTTGTTAGGACTACTGAAGTTCCTGAAGTTGCAGTTACATCTGTACCTACAACAATCTTAATTCCATTTAAGAAAATATCTACATATCCTGCGTCATACGCAAGTGTATTTCCATTAGCATCTGCACCAGTAAAAGTTGTTTGACCTGCTGTTGCTGTGTAAGAAAATCTGTCTGCTGTTCCATTAACTGAAGAACCAGAATTTATCCAACCACCTGCTGAGTAGACTTTCATGCTAGAAGAACTTGTATCAAAATATAAATCTCCGACATCTAAAGCTGAACCATCAGGGTCTTGTGTTGGTGCAGTTGCACTAGCACCTAAATATGTATTTGCAAAACTGTTTACTGAAGCTAGGTTTGTAGCTACTGTATTAACTGAAGCTATAGAACCACCAACATTATTAACATTAGTAATTGCACCTGCAACTGTACTAATATCAGCAATATCTGTAGCCACAGTTCCAATATCTGTAGCATCTCCTGCAACAGCAGTTACATCTGAAGATATACCGGCAACTGTAGTTACATTAGCTGATATTCCTGAAACATTTGTGATGTTTGCATTATTACCCGCAACTGTAGAAATATTTGTATTGTTACCTGCAACAGTATTTATGTTTGTACTGTTTGCATTAACTGCATTTATGTTTGTTGAATTTGAATTTACTGCTGATACTGCACTTGAGATACCTGCAACCGAAGTTACATCTGTGTCTATACCTGCAACTGTATTAATGTTAGCTGAATTAGCATTTACAGCATTAATGTTTGTGCTATTTGAGTTAACATTAGTTACAGCAGTTGAAATTCCTGCTACCGAAGTTACATCAGCACTAATTCCTGCAACTGTAGTAACATTGGCATCTATACCTGCTACTGTGTTTACGTTAGCTATGTTAGTACCAACTGTGTCTACATTAGTTATACTTGTAGCAACTGTGTCAATTTCTGACGTTGCTTCATTTAAATCATTTGCAACAGTTTCTACTTCACTTACTGCTTCAGCTAAATCGTTAGCTACAGCAATTACTTTTGTAATATCTGCGGCAACTGTATTAACTGAACCTATGTTAGTAGCAACTAAACCTATATCTGTAGCATCATTTGCAACTGAAGTTACATCTGCTGAAATACCTGCAACCGTTGTAACGTCTGCACTTATGCCTGATACTGTTGTAATGTTTGGTAAATTTGTTGATATAAATGCTTTATTTACTGCATCTGTGTTATCTACAGGTGTAGCTATATTTTTTAATCTTTTTGATTGTCCATCCCATTGAAAATCTGCTGGGTCTAATACAATTACATCTCCAGCTTTATCAATAGCTTCTTGAGACATATAGAAAGCTTGGTCTGAATCTGTGTCTAAATCGTTTTCAGTTAAGACTGCACCTGAAACATAGTCAACTAATTTGGCTGTTTGACTTGTTGTACGCCTTATTTCAATAGCCGCACCATTTGCCGGTGCTACATCAAAAGTAAGAGTAGTGCCTGCTGAATCTAGTACATAAGCAGTAACAGCACTACCAGCTACTAATGTAGATAGGTCATCTGTGCTTCTGTAACTAAAATTGATAGCGTAAGCTCTGTTTGAACCGTTTCCGGTATATCTTACAAATGAATTTGCCATAATTTTTAATCTCTTCTAAAAGGGGTACTTTGTGTTAATTGCTTGTTGTTAAAGTTTCAAGGATTGTTTCTGCTGATTTTTTAAGACTATTAGCAGTTGCGACCTTTTTATCCATTTCAAATAGACCATATTCTTTAATCCATTCTCTTGATTCTCTTTCATATTCTCTAATAATACTTAGTAAATAAGTGTCACCTACATACTTGCCACCTATAAATTGATTAGTAGCATATAGTTTATTAAAGTCAGAATTAGGATTTTCTAGCTCATATTGGAATTTTTCATTAATTGTTCTTCCAGCTATTTTGTAAGTTTGTTTAATTTGTCTTAAAACTTCATACATAGTTGTACCCTCTGGGTATACTTTTTTACCTTTTTCTTCAGGTAATGTCATACTAATCATTTGTAATTCCTTCATATTTAAAGGCACTTTAGTTCCAATTTGAATAGTATGTTGAGGTCTTTCCCATAGTATATTTGAGTTTTCTAGCTTAGTTTTAGCTTCATTTGATAGTGTAATTTTGTTACCATTACTATCTACCATAGCATTACTCCAGTGAGTTCTTACAGGAAACATATCTTGTGCATTTCCTAATAGTAAACCTTTTGGTTTTATATATGTATTTCCCAATGGGTCAGACTTAGGAGACAAAGCATCACCATAGTTTAACGCAGGTGCTTTACCATCTAAATACTTTTCATTAATTATTTTAGATAATTCAAAAGGTGTAGAGCTTTTAACATGGTCTAACATAGTCACAAGTTCTGCTTCTGCATCACCAAATACCTTATTAGTCCATCTCCAAGTAGTTGCTAAAGGAACATTTTTTGATTGAAACCTACCAAAATATTGTTCTAATTTAGAAATATTCTTTGCACCTTCTTCATTAGTAGCTTCTGTTTCTGAAAATATCTCAGTTAACTTAAAGAAATCTTGAGTCATTAAATTACTTGCAAAAATATTAGACCACAAAGAGAAAGCTGAGCCACCCATGTGTGTCAAGAAATCTTGATACCTTTGGTTTTCTGCACTATGTAAAGGGTCATTAAGCATATCTGCACCTTGTTCTAGTGCATCTCCAATAGAAGCAACAACCATAAAAGGTATTGATAAAGGGAAAAATCTTGCTAGGTTAGTAAATTGTTTTTCACCTTTGTCATTATACCATACATACGAATATCTATGGTTTCTATCTTTTTCATTGTGTCCAGTAAGTTTACCATTTAATTGCATTGTAGTTGCTAGTCCATAAGCTGTAAGACCTACTGCTTTTATTGCACTTGCTTTGTTTCTAACAATTGGGTCTGACGCACTTTCCATAGCTCTAAATTCCATATTTAATTTATTAAGTAATGGTGTCGCTTGCCATCCATATTTAAATAAACTAACAGGAGTTTTTACAAAGTGAAGACTTGTTAATACTCTTATTAAAGGTGCTTTGTTTACTAGTTTTAATAAAAAATCACCTAAGTTTGCTTTACTTTGTTTTTGGTCAGGATAAAATTGATTCTTTTCCAACATGTCACTTTTTAATTTTTGTGTAAATGAATTAACTTGTGACACAAAAGTAGGGTCATTAGATACTGACTTTGTTAAATCATCTAAAGTAGATGCTTCAATACTATTAAAAGTTTTTGTTTGTCTAAAATTACCAAATTCATCTTCATACTGATAATATAGTTCTTGCCATTTTTTCTCAAATGGAGTTTGTTCTACTTTTTGTTTTTCTAAATCAGTTAATTGTTTATTTAATTTAGTTAACTTTTTTTCATTAACTACATCAGCTGCTTTTTCAAATCTAATGTTTTCTTTTACATTTCTAATATTATCTTCTACTTTTACAATTCCTGTTTTATTTATCATTTTCCTGTTTTTCCATAACTCAGGATAGAAAGCTCTTATTCTTTGGTTAACAACAGCAACTCTAGCACTTCTTTGAAAAATGTTTTTCATTAAAGTATCACCTGCACCTAGTAATCTTAAAGTAAGAAATGAAAGTTTACCAATAGGTGAAGCTACTTTAGCCGCTACTTGTTTTGCTATATTGTCTGAATTTGCTAATTGGTCAAAGTATGTTTCCATGTTTCTTTGCTGTCTACCATCAAATCTATGTTCAATAGTATCACCAATACTTCTATTAGCTTTCCAAGATAACCTAGCTTTTTTAAAAGCAATTTGAAAGAATCTCATTTGAGAAACTAATAAATCACCTGCCATTTGTAATTGATTAAATCCTTGTGTTCCTTTTCCATTTTTAAATGAAATTAAACCACCATAGAATTGCTCTACAATACTAGCTTGAAATCTAGCCGCCGCCGATAAAATGTTTATTTCATGTGTTGTAGGGTCACCTAGTAAATTAGCTGTAGTAAATTCATTATATGCTTCAAAGAAACTAACAGTTTTATCTTTAGTTTTTCTATTAATGTTTTTAATTACTTTTCTCATTTTGTAATCATTTGCACTAATATCAGCAATGTCATTTACTGCTTTAATTCTTTCAGCAGGTTTAAGTTTTTTAATTTTAGATAATAATAAAGGAAGTTCTTGTGCTAATAAAATATCTGTTTCCATTCTTAATTTATCTGCATCTGTCATCTCAGCAATTATTTTTTGTTGGTTTAAAGCATCAGATACACCTTCAACAGTTCTTACATGATTTTTAATAAGTGCTGTTTTCTCAGCCATTGCTTCTAACAATTTATTTGTAACAACTAATTTTTCATCCATATCTACAGCGTTATCTGCTAGTTTTCTTATTTCAGAAACTTCAAGACTTTTGTTTAAAATGTTAATACGACCTGCATAAATTGTAGGTGCTAAGTCAGGTGCAATTCTTGATATAGTTATTAACTCTTCATTTAATTTTTCAGCATTTTCTTTACCTAATAATCTTGCCGCTCTGCTTTTAATTTGATTAAACAAACCAACTCTTTGTGTTGTTCTTATATCTTTATTTTTAAGTAGCGTTCTAATACTGTCTTTAATTTCTTTAATAACTATATTATGAGATGCATCAGCACTAATTTTATTAAGATTTATAAAAGGAGTTTTTCTTTTAACTTCAGTGTTTTTTAAATTTTTCTTTGATTTTGTAGGTAGTTCTGCTGAGATTTTAGCTGTGTCTGAACCACTTTTAGCTTGTGCTTTAATTGAATCTCTAATTGCTTGTGCTTTTTTTGCTATATCTTTAACACCAGCATTTTTTAAAAATGATAAATAAGAGTCGTGAGAAACACTTTTGCCTTTTCCACCTACAATGTAAAGTGCTTTTGCAATATCATTATTAAATTCTAATTCTATACTTCTATCACCATAATTATAACGAGGTTTTGCACCTGTTAATTCTTTTGGTAAAACTGTAATATCGCTGTTTAAAAATGTTTCTTCTTTTATTTCATTTACTTTTGAAGCAATTGTAGGAACTTCACTTTGCCTATCTGTTACTTTTGTGGGGTTTTTTGTGGAAGGTTTTTCCGGTTTGAATTTTTTAGATTTACCATCTTTGCCTGAATAAGTTACATCTGATTTACTACCAGCCGCACCAAAGTCTCTATCAAAGTCAGACAGAAATCCATCACCTTTGTCATAGAATTTACCTGCTTTGCCTTTAGTTGACCATACACTCATAGCACCACCGATTGTACCTTGAGCGACACCACCAGTTGCACCTGTAATTAAAGTTCTAGTTAAATTGTATTCAGTCATTAAACCAGAATCTATTTCAGCAGTTTGTCTAGCTAAGTCTGAACCTGTTGCAATTGTTGCACCATAAGCCGCTTCTTTTAATGCTATTTCTTTTACTGATTGTTTAACAGCAAGTTTTTGAAATTCTTGTTTGCTTAAAGCACTAATAGCAACTTTACCAGCTTCTCTAGCTACGATTTTTCCTGTTCCTAAAGTAAATAAGTTAATAGGGTCAGCAACTAAAGCGGGTACAAAATCTTTAGCCCACTTAACAAAACCAATTGTTTGACCGCCAAAATAAGGTAAATCAGCGTATAACTGTGTTATTTCAGCCCAATCACCTTTGTATTGGTCATCTCTTGCTAGAACTTGTCCAACATCATTAACAATACCTACAGTGTTGTATTCACTCCAAAGTCTATCTTGGTAAAACTTTTCTATAATTTCAGTTTTAGAATAGTCATTAATTTTTTTACCACCATTCATATCGCTGACACCACCTGTGTAGTATCTTTTTAATAGTGTTTCAAATTCATCTGATTGTAATTTTTCTAAAGCAAGTGTTTGACGCTCTGCTTTTTCCATTTTATCATACTTAATTCTATCAAGTCTGTTTCTTCTATTTCTATTTCTTTCATCTTGACCGATTTGAAGAGCATCTCTTTCTTCTGTTATTCCTTCTTCGTTAAAAGTGATTCCTAAATCTAATGCCATTATTTTTCCTTTTTATTTATTTTAAATATTCGTTTATTAAATCATCTAATTGCAAAGAATTAATATTAAATGCTTTAGCTAAATTTGCTTTAGCATCTTCATTTAATATTGTATTGTAAATTTGCTTAGTCATTGGCATCCCTGCTAATTTTTCAATGCTATCCGTAAAGAAATTCTTTTGTGCTTCTTTACTATCACCTTTTTCAATTAATCCTAAAGGCGTATATGTTTCAATTAAAGGTAATACAAAGTCTTGGATGTTAGAATTAATAGTGTCCATTAATTTATTTCTTTCATCAGTGTAATCTGAACTTTCTAAACCTAAATCTTTAATCATTCTTTCTGCTAAAGCTTTTTGTTTAGTAGTATCATTTGCAAAACCTTCAAACCCTTTTGTTTTTAATAAATTTTGAAAATCTGAAGATGCCATTAAAGTATCAGATAAATTTGTTAAATTTGAATCAGACTCAGATTGTAATTCATTAACAAAAGGTTTAAATGCAGTAACAGCGCTTGAAACTTTTTCTTCATAATACTCAATTGCAATACTATCTAAATCTATATCTGAAGTTAAATCTAAACCATTCTTATTAATTCTTTCAGCAACAGCATTTAACCAATTTTGCTGACTGTAGGTTTTAATTTTTTCATTATAAGAATCATTAAAGAATTTTGTTTGTTCTTTAACCCATTCATTTTGAACTTGTGTGTTTTCCATTCTAGCTGGTTTAGGATTCTTTTCTAACCAATCCATGTATTCTTCTTGTAAATCGTTTGTAATTAAATCAGCAATAAATTGATTTTTCTGTCCATTGTATTTTTTATCTACACCTGTAACAGCATCAACAATTTGTCTTTGTATTTTACTAGCAGTTTTTGTAAAAGCTGGTTCTTGAAAAGGTGGTGTGTAATTACTGTTTTCATATTTTTTAGATGCTAACCACAGGTCAGTTAATTTAACAAGTGTTTCTGGATTGTTAGATTTAGTGCTCCATTCATCTTGTAATGCCGCCAAACTACCATTATAATCACCTTTCATAACTGAGATTTTTAATTGAGCAATTCCACTATCATCTTCGGTTACTTCATATTTATTTTTAGCAACACTATTAATAGTAGCATTTAATTCTGGATATTTGTCAGTAGCTTCTTTAAGTAAATTAGTATATTCAATAGCACCTTCTGTTGTAGACCTATCTATAGCAAAAATCTTTTTTGTGTATTCTGTTTTTTCTTTATCTTTAAGTCGTTGACTTGCAGTATACTCTGCATTAACTAATGTTCTTTCTTTAGTTTCTAACGCTTGTATAATACCATTTATAGTAGGATTATTTTTAACACTTCTCATAGAACCTAATTCATTACCACCTTTACCAACACCTCTGTCAGCATCAATAATTTGTTCTATTTTATATAACTCTTCACTTGTTGTTGCAGTATCAATTGCACCTGATAAATATAAATAAGCGGAAGCATTAGACTCATCAGTAGTATATAATTTATGTTTTTTACCATTTTTGGTTTCTGCTGGTAAATCTACTTCTAATGAACTTTTTCTTTCCCAAAAAGTCTCTGCACTGAAAGACGATAATATTTTAGCACCATTCTTAATTTTTTCTTCTTGTGCATATTTACTTCTAACTTTAGCATCTGCTATAGCCGCCTTAGCTTTGTACTCATTGAATACTGCGGCAAAACCTAGCGTATATGAACCCTCTGCATTTTTCATATCAGGTAAAAATTGTTTATAAAATGCTGGCAAGTTATCTTCTTTAAAATTGTAATCACCAATATTCTCTGTAATTTTAGCAATTGTATCTACTGCTTGGTATCTACCTGTGTGATACGCAACAGTTTTATCTACATATTTACCAGTTAAATTAGGGTGGTCACCATTTAATATTTCTTTTTGAATTTGTTCTGGAGTTTTAGTTAAATATAATTTATTTATTTCTTCTTTAGCAACATCTTTTTTACCTTGAATATAGTTACCTTGAATTTTTTCTAATGTAGGAGTAATTGCTGATAATGTTTTTAATAATTCTGTAGAAGAACTACTATCAGATGACCGTATTTGTCCACCAAATGTAGCTCCATATCTTTTGTTTGTTACTCTTGATTTATATGCCATATTATGTTGAACCTTCTGTTGCTGTTATGTCTGGGGCTGTGTTTGATTGACTTTTTTGCCAACCTTCTGCGCCAATAGTTGCTACTTGTAAATACAATCCAGTTTTACTTGGCATAGTTACAGGTTTAATACTATTGTATCTTCTTTCTTGTGCTCCATAAGCTTCACTTTCTTGTGATACTAAATTAAGAACATCTGTTTCAAAATCTCTTGATACATCTAAAAATTGCATATCATATCCGCCACCTATGTCTTGCATTATTTTAAGACCATTACCTGCATTAGTATTTAATGCTTCTGCTTTTTTAGCATTTTCTTCTTGGCTTAATCTGAAGTCTTCAGCTTTCTTTTCTCTAGTTGCTAATACTGCATCTTTATCTATTTTAGAAATATCATTTAAATAAGCTTTGTCAGAACTTTTTCTTGTCTGTGTGTTAGCAAGTTTTTGACCTTTAGCAACAGCTTTAGCGCTTCTGTAATTCTGCACTGCCATACCTACTTTTAACGCTGTTACTACATCACACATTATTTGTTTATCTCCTTCATCATTAATAAAAATGGCATCTTACCATATCCGTATTTTTCAATTTCGGTTGATGGCTCAAAGCCAAGATACTGAAGCCATTTCATTGACTTCCAATTTCTTTTGTCTACAAAGTTATATAAATAATTATAACCTTTTCCCATTTCTTCTATCCATTGTGGACATTCTTTTATAAATTGTTTTGTATGTTTAAATAACAATTCACTAGATAACATCCATGCCACGCCATATTCAGGGTCTTCACATGAAGCCACACCAAACATACCTATAACACCTTCAGATTCAGTTCCAATTACACTATATATTTTTGCTTTATCCTGTGTAAATGGTATTACTAAAGCTTTTAAAGGTGATACATTACTAGAAGCTTGTATCTCTTCTCTGTCACCTTTTCTTATTTTTGGTGCTAACTCTAAGGCATCTTTTAGAATAGCGGGTCTTACATAATTTTCTTTAATCATAATTAAATCCTTGTTGAACGACTGTGGTAGTAACCTTCTACTTCTGCACTAGCTATATACATAGGCAAATGAGAGCTACTTTTAATATCCAATGTAAAATCTGTGTTCTTACATGAAACGGGTACTTTAATCGTACCACCACTTATTGCTGGTACACCTACTAAACTTGTAGCTGTGCCAATAACATATCCATTCATAAACGAATAATTTGTATCTCTATTCTGAGGTGTTACTTCTACTTGAAAATAACCTGAGTTCTCATAGTTAAAAGATATATTTCTAATTTGGTATCTACCTGAAGTAACTGCAATTAATCCTCTACCAGAATTTTCTCTAACATATTGAGGTGACAATCTGTATTTAGATTCATAAGTTCTTCCTAACCAAATATCAGTATGATTACCTATTAATGTATAAGAAGACCCAGTTGTAGGTGTTAATGTAAAATTGTTTCCGTTAGTAGCATCAACAGCTATTAAACCTGTTTTTACACCGTAAGGTGAAGTAACAGTTGTTAAACCTGTTCCACTTGCATAAGTACCTGTAACTTTAGTTTTTAAATCTAAATAAATTCCAAAACCTGTTGTAGTATCTTTTAAATTTCTTAAATCAATTTTTAATAATTTTGTTGTTTGTCCTTCAGATACCATCAAATAAACAAAACTTTCAAATGTCATTCCACCAATAATTTTACCATTAGTCAGAGTCCATTTTGACCATGCTGTTTGTACTTTTTCACCGCCATCAAAGAAATATTTATAAATAAACATAGTACCACCGTTAATAGATGTTAAATCTGTACCAGTAGTATAAGGTGCAACTTGTGTATCAACAGTGTCAGCACATAATGTAATTAATGTATCTTCTGTTGTGTTGGCTAGCATTTGATATGCATTGCTAGGTACTAAATCTTGAACTGATACAGTAATGTCTAAACCATCATTTGTTAATGTATCATCATCAGCATAGTATTCTCTTATTGCTGTGTTGTTGTTTCTAGCTTGCGCAAAATATGCATACTTACCTGCTGAAATTGGTTTAACATCTTTGTTGTGTTCAAAAGAAGATACTTCATTTAAAACAGCAGTAGTAGGTGAAATAGTTTCTCCCACACTTCCTAATTTGTATTGTGATTTTTCAGAAAATAAAAGTAAAGATTCATTAAAAGCCACACTGTCAAATAAAGTATTAACTTCAGAACCAGAAGCCGCTATATCTATAGGGTCTGTATCTAAAACTTGAGTTACTGTTTTTGCAAAAAAGTTAAAGAAACTAGCATTTTCTGTAAAGATTAAATTATCTCTAGCTAGTATACCTAATCTATTTTTATAAAATAATAAATTGTTAATGTTAGTATTAATAAAACTAGGACTAGAGTTTGTTTCTCCATCTCCTGCAATTCTATCTGTCCAATCAACTTCTTGAAAAGTAAATGTACCATCATTATTATTAATTAAAGCATGAGGCATTGTAGCATTGTTTAAACCTAAACTAACTGCTGGTGCTATGCATTCTTTCCACACACCATCAGATTCAAATTTTACCCAATAGTCTGATAAAGTATCACCTTCATCTCCTGTAACTTTAATTTTACTATCCGTACTTGCGTAATAAGGTAATTTTGTAAAATCAATAATTTCATCTCTTACTGCAAACATTCCTGTGTTTCCTGTACCATCACTTGTTGAAACAGTAAAGTTAGCATTGCCATTTGTAGACACACCTCTAATAACACCTGAAAAAAGAGTCATAGTAAAATGACTTGTTACACCAGAGTTTGTACCTAAACCTGTAGTTGCTCCTAAAGAAGCACCTGTGTCAGTTCTTGTAATATCAAAAGATGCATCAGAACTAGCATTAAAGTGTGAACTAGAAGTTCCTTTAAATAATATATCAGCAATGTGTGCTGTGTCTCTAAATTTACCATCTGTTGCGGCATCATTTCCAGTAGGTAATTGTAATGAAGCTTTAATATCATAAGACATATTAGGGTGTCTTACTGTTACAGAATATTCTTTACCATAATTAGTTAATAAAATATTAATATAAAATTCTTGTACTTTAGCTGTGCTTAAAGTTGTATCAGCTAAAACTGTTTTAGATGTATTAGCTATAAAAGTATAATCAGCAATGTTAACCATTCTAAAATCATTTTTTGGATTAGTAGAAGCTAAGTAACCTGCACCACTTGCAATAGTAACTGCCTTTGAATTACCTTCTAAATCCCAAACTTTAATACCACCATTATAAATGGCAACCATAAATTGATTTGTTTTATCTCTTTGAATAGACCAGAATTTTGTAGTGTTTGGATAAACATTTGTAGCATCTAAAGTAGAGACATAATCAAAAGGTGGTCTTTTAGCTAGACCATCTACAATACCGTTTTGTAAATTGATTTGTTCCTCACCCTGATTAATACCTCTTTGTGTTGGAGACTGTTGTGAGATACCATTCAGAAAATTAGGAATACTCTGTGATACTACTCCACCCATTAGTAAGTCCTTCTTTTAGTTCTGTTAATTATTGAATAAGTATTTGCGTCACCTTCTAACATATTAATGTCAGACGCTTGACTATCTGCTTGATGAAATGCCATTAATGCTTCTTGTTCATCTGCTGATATTAAACTAATAATTTCTTTATCACCAACAAATCTTGAAGCAAATCTTCTTGAAGCTTTAGCTACAATATATTGTCTAGCGTATTCTGGTAAGTCTGAAAATTGTTGTACTAAAACAAGGTCAACTAAAGATGGTGCAGAAGTAAATATATCTGTGTGTGTTTCCATGTCATATAGGTAACCGTTTCTCATTGTGAAATTTAAAAATCTAACACTGGCGCTAGCATCAGCTTTAACGCAGTTTGCTGGAAGGGGAACTCTCCCGTTGGAATCAAGGGATAAGGTTTTATAATTGTAATGTGTATTGAAATGCCATCCTAAA